ATATCCGCTATCAGGTCGCGGCCATTACGGTGCGGTTCGTGACGGGTTGGGTTGAAGGCAACGTGCCGGATGACATACGGCATAGGCTCTTGACTCTCGTTGGCCATTTCAATGAGCACCGTGAGGCCGTGAACGAAGGCGGCATGTCTGAAGTACCGATGACGACAGATACTTTGTTGTCGAGCTATCGGTCCATTCGATTCCCCTAGATGCGTGCTGGTCGGCTGAATCAGCGCGTGACGTTTCAGTCGCGCTCCCTGGTCACTGACGAATTTGGAAACGAACAGAACATCTGGGCTGATGTCGCCACGGTATGGGCGCGTGTGGAACCCATCATCGGGCGCGAATTCTTTGCTGCGTTACAGACCACTACGGCTATCACAACGCGCGTGGTAGTTCGATATTCCAGTCAGGTGTCTGGGGTAACTACCAAGGATCGCATCCAGCACGGACTGAATGTCTATGACATCCAGTCGGCCATCAATTTCAACAGTCGCGGCGAAGAGCTGCATTTCATGTGTACTGATCATGAGGGTTAACCATGGCGCTTACTAGTTCAATCCGAGCAATCGTCGGCGCGACGGAGACTGGCGCCTTGGATCTCGGGACCAAGAGTTTCCCGGTTAACGTCGCACGAGCTGTGAGCTTGGCGACAGGAACCGGCAATAGCCAAGCCGATACGATTTTCAGTGATCAGCGTACGCTGACTGCATCAGCGACTGAGAACCTGGACTTGGCGGGCACTCTCATCGGTGCGTTCGGCAATACTCTGACATTCGCGCGTATCAAATGTCTGCTGGTCTATGCAGCTGCTGCGAATGTGAATGATGTGCAAATCAGCCGTCCAGCATCCAATGGAGTGCCATTGTTTCTGGCCGCTTCCGATGCGATCCCGGTGAGGCCGGGCGGCATCTTCCTGTGGGCATGTTCTGATGCAACCGGCATTGTCGTTACGCCGGCCACCGGAGATTTGATCACGATTACGAACAGTGCCGGTACAACTTCTGTGACCTATGACGTGGTGATCATCGGAGCCAGTGTTTAGTGATCGTTGTTCGTGGGCTGAAGGAAGTTCAGAAGCAGCTTATCAATCTCGGTTCTGTGACTGGCACCAAAGCAATGCGTGGTGCCATGAGAGCCGCTACCAAACCACTGCTGGCCAAGGCGAAGGCGATGGCTCCGGTGCGTTCTGGTGCCTTGCGCGAAGCTCTGGCGCAGACCTTTACGGCCAGGTCTCAATCCGGGTTCTTTGGTTTCGGATCTGGTACGCGGTTCTCAATCCTGGTTGGGCCACGTATCAAGAGCCGCACGGCGGTTGCGCTGTACAACCTGGTTTACAAACCCAGAACTCCGATCAAGGGAATATTTTACGGGCACTTTCTCGAGTTCGGTACGGCAACAGGGACTGAGCGCACCAACTTTTTGCACAACTCGCTGCTTTCAACATTTCCGCAGTGCGTGAACCTGTTGGCCGTAGAGCTCAAAAAGAGAATTGAAAAGGCGTTGAAGTTGAAGAGGCCGGTTGATGCTTGATACGGACCTGATTCTGTTTCTGCAGCAACAGGGGACCGGCGCTGGAACCAGAATCCACACAGGCAATGCGCCACAAAACAGTCAGTTCCCGGTTGTCATCATCCGTCGTACGTCAGGGAATACGCCCAGAGTTCTTGGTGGGCAGGCTCTGAACTCGCGAGCGCAGTTTTCAATGGATGTTATTGGCGTGGACTACGCGACTGTGCTGCCGGTGGCCAATCAGATCAGGGCATCGCTTGACGGGTTCACCGGATACATGGGCGGCTCGAACATCATGAGCGCGCGGTGTCTTGCTGAGCCTGCGGACTTTAGCGAGATCGAGGGCGACCAGGTATTCCGCAGAGTATCGCAGGACTTCTTTTTCGTCTATTCGGAGGCTTGATCAATGGCGTACTACGGGCAAAGCGTCAATGCATTTCTTTACATCGGCACGAGCACTGCGACGCCACTGCCCGCGCCCGCTGGTGATAGTTTCACGGTCATTCCGCTGTTGGAAATCCTGACTCCACCTGGTCTCGAGACCAGTATCGGCACCTTCAGCATTTTGAATGACGCCAATAAGCGGTCTGTTGGTGGCAAGTCCAACGATAAGGTAGTCGAGGGTACGGTGGTGATCGATTGGACTGAGGCGACGCATGTCAGCATGTATGCGGATGCGGCGTTGGCAGGCGGACAGAAGCGCAATTGGCGCATTGTCTATCCGGATTCCAATACACGGCAGTTAGACTTCGTGGCTTTCGTCGCTAAGTGGACTGAAGAATCATTCGATGCCACTGGAGATGCCAAGGAACACGTTGCTGCGTTCACGTTGGCAGTTGATGGAGCGATTACGGTGACGCCATGATTGATCTGAAGCCCATCCCAAAAGAACTCGAATTGCCCGACGGCCGTAAGGTGTTCGTGCGACCTCTGTCAGGTAAGGGACGCAAACAGTATCGGGAGTATTGCGAGCATGCCAAGGAAAATGGCGGTATCACTGCTGAAGCCGTGGCAGCCATGGGACTGTGCGACGCGGAGGGGAAGTTGGTGTACGACTTCAACAACCCCCAGGACATGGAAACGCTTTCAGAGTTTGACGGTGCCATTTTGGACGAAATCGGCATTAAGTTGTTCGAGGTGTCGGGTCTGACCAAGAAAGCCGAGGAGGATGCAGAAAAAAACTGACTGGCGATCCTGAACTGATGCTCTGGTTCAGAATCGCTAAGGATGTGCTTCATTGCACGATTGATGAAGCTCAAGAGCGTATGAGTTCCGCTGAATTTACCTACTGGGCGCAGTACGCCATCAAAGAACCCTTCGGCTACGACATGGACAATTACCGTGCTTTCGTGGTGGCCGCCACCGTTGCCAATGTGGCGCCACGCAAGAAGGGCACCAAGGCACTGCAACCGAATGACTTTGCGCCGAAGCGGCAACAACAGAAGAAGATTTCTCAGAAGCTCGAGGCCGAATTGAAAGAGCGCAGGAAGAAACGCAATGGCTAGCGCCGGAACCGTTACAGTCGATTTTGCTGCCGAAGTCGCGCGGTTCAATGCGCAGCTGAAGACGGTACAGACATCGCTTGGCCGTCTGGAAACCGGGTTTGTATCGCTGCAGCGAGTAGCCAAAACTGCGCTGGGCTTCTTTTCAATTGGTATTGCAGTCAATTTCGTCAAGAGTGCAGCCCAGGCTGCGGATGCACTCGGCAAGATGGCTGACAAGCTGCAGCTGAGTACAGCGGAGCTCAAGGCATTTCAGATTGCCGCTACAGAAGCTGGCGTTGCCACAGAAACGGCCAATAAGATTCTGGCAGACAGCCAGCGTAGGCTGGGCGATGCGGCGCAAGGCCGTGGCGAGGCGTTGAATTTCATTAAGGCTCTTGGCTTCAGTATCCAGGAGCTACAAGCCTTATCCCCAGATCAGCTGTTCCGTAGATATGCGGAGGCGATCAACTCCCTCAAGAATCCTTCTGATCAATTAGCTGCCGCTCAAGCATTATTCGGCAGAAGTGCGTCAGAAGCATTCAACCTGATCAAGGCTGGCGCTCCAGCGTTGGATGATGCGCGCAAGTTTGTAGAGCGTTACGCGCTCGCGTTGTCTGCGATTGATACCAAGAAAATCGAGCAGACTAACGATTTGTTGGGACGGCTATCGGTCATCGCACAATCCGCAGGACAGCGTATCGCGGCTGGGTTGTCGCCATTTCTTCAGGAGATGGCATTCAGGCTATTGGATGTCACCGGGAGTACCGAGGAGCTTCAGCAGCGCATAGAGCAGTTCGGTGCCGCTGTATTGACTGCGTTCGATATCGCGGCCAATGCAGCGCATGTCTTAACTGCTGCATTCTTTGGGCTGGCTGCTGCCGGTGCAAGAGTTGTTCAGGCGCTCACATTCGGTGCTGTGTCTGAAGCTTTCAAAGCATCCGTAGATGAAAACCTTGCAAAGGCACAGGATGCTCTGGCGCAGATCAGATCTATTGAAGAGATCCAGGCGCATATCGTTCAAGTTCTGGAAGACTCACAGCGCAGAGCAGAAGAAGCCGTTGCGCGTGATGTGGCGCGACGGGCTGCAGCTACAGAGGCAACTCCTGCTGGGCAACCTTCTGGCGCAGACGACATAGCCGCAATCGTAAAGGCGGAGTTCCAGAAAGCTCAAAAGCGGGAAGAACTGTGGGCCAGGTTCGATGAGGAGTTCATCAGGAACAGGGTAGATGCAGAGACCAGGCTGGCCAGAGAACGTGCCAGAATCAATGAGGAAGCTGAGTTGGCCATCCTTGCTGCGAAGGAACGTACGCAGGAATTGGCTGTGGGATTGCTGCAGGCTTTAGGTGCCCGTAGCAAGGCATTCGCGGTTGCTTCTATTGTTCTTGAAAAAGCACTGGCGATTCAGCGGCTGCTTGCAGCGAATGCTGTAGCTGCTGAATTGGCATTTGCATCGCAGTTGATTCCTGGGGTGCCGGCCAGTCTTGGGACTGCTGCTGCTGCCAAGGCAGCTGTTCTGGCGCAGGGTCGTATCAGTGCGGCGTTGCTGGCGGCAACCGGTGCCGTACAAGTTGCCAATGTTCTGTCGCCTTCATCTGGTGGGGCCAGACTTGGGACTCCTGGTAATCCGTTGTTCACACAGCCCGGTGGCGTGGATCAGGACTTTGGCGCCACCTCACAGCGTGCCGTGCAGGTCATAGTTGCTAATAATTTTGGATGGGACCAGCGATTTCTGGATGAACTCATGGCCAATATTCGTGAGGCTGTGGACGGCCGCGATGTGATCATCTTCAGTCCTGACAGCCATCAAGCACAGCAGATTCTGAGCGGCTAAATGGGCACGATTGTTTACAGGGCCAAGAGGTCACTGGCATCTGGACATTTTGTCGATGAGGAATACGTACTCGAGATAGGCGTTATTGATGAAGGCACGACACGCGCTGTGTCTGTTGAAAAGGATATGGTCAAGAGCCTTGGAGGTGCCATTGAAACGCTGCGGCACCGGAATGAGGCGACATGGACGGTGACCTTGGAACCAAAGCAGGGCAAGGATCTGGAGCTTTTGAGGGAGTTTCTCGATTCCACTGATGGCGGTGAAGTCTTTTCGATTGACCTTTACGGTCAATATGCACAAGGGGCTTCTGTAAAGCGCGTTGATTCTCAGTACGTAGAAATGCCATTCATACGGGTGGGCGAATTCGCGCGCGATTATTTCCAGGTCCAAATCCAGATCATTGAGCTGTGAGACAAGACTCGACGGCATTTGCGTTACTCAACACGTCATCTGCCAAAGAACCTCGCTTTGTCATCAAGATTGAATTTGACGTTGAATCGATCTATTGCACCAGTCATTTGGGAATAGATGCGGTTCCTGGCATCGTCATTCAGAACGTACTGCAGGAACCCTCTGCGATCTCGCAGCGCATTGTGCCGGATGAAGGCCGTTCTGAAATCGGCACCTTCAGCTTTTCGCTGATCGATCTGGGTAACGATTTCACGGAAGAGATCCGCAGCAAGCTGCAGGACAACAAGGGGATCAGAGGCAGGCTGGTCAGGCTCTACACCGGCTATCGTATCCCGACTGGCGAAGTCTCCTTTGGTGGGTACGGTGCAGGACCATTTAGCGGCAGTGGATACGGACTATCCACTGGCAGCTATACGCCACCTGATGCGACGTTTCTGGACTTCAATCTGTTCCAGACGCAGATCATCAAGAGTGCCTCATACCTGGATGGTGTCTACCGCATTCAATGCAACGACATCACGAGGGAACAGCGCAAAGATATTTTCGAGCCGAAGCGCACGACGCTGAAGCAGAGTATCAGCGCGACTGATACGACAATCCCGGTTTATCTTACGACCGGATTCCAGCCGATAGCACATGGCACGAGCTGGTCAGATGCGCCAGGTTCGACGGTTGGGTATATCAGAATCGACAAGGAGGTCATTCGCTATACAGGCAAGACGGCTGACACGTTCACCGGCTGTACGCGCGGGACTCTGAATACCAAGGCGGTTATCCACGAAGTCGACCCGACGCTAGAGGCCGATCGACGGCCGAGGGTAGAGGAAGTCATCTATATCGAGTTGCCGGCCGTCAAGCTGGCATACGCGATCATGACGGGCGTGCTGTGGAACAGTTCCAACAGCATTCCGGCGCATTGGCATTTGGGTATTGACCCGACGCTGATCACGGCAACGGACTTCACAGGGATTGGGACCGATCTTTGGGACCCGGCTGACGATAGCCTTGGGTTCATCTGCCGGTTTCAGGATCTCAAGAAAAGCGACGGCAAGAAGTTTCTGGAATCAGAAATCTTCCAGCTGGTCGGCGTTCACCAGGTCATCTACGCCAACGGCACCATCGGCATCAAGCGCATGAATCAGGTGCTGTCTGATTCATCGGCGGTGGTGACCCTGGATGA